TCCGGGGATTATGAGCCTCCTGCTTTAACGGCGGGAGGCTTATTTTTTTTGCTCTTTTTTCATGTTCCATATCCCGTCCATATTCTCCCCATATTCGCTCCATACCGGGCTTATTTAGTTGGAAAAGCCTTTCCAATACAATATAGACAGACCTTCGGGTCACACAAAATTCTCTCTTTTGGAGGCAAAACCATGACCAAACAAGACTGGCGGATCAACATAGAAAACCTCGCTGCGTCCGTTTCGGCGGAGTACGGCAGCAAGGTTGCAGAATCGGTATTCAGGAGATATGGTGCTACTGGCTTTGAGGATCTCAGCCCGATCTACTACGACGAGGTCTTCGGCGACCTGCTACTCATCGATTCGGATAATTAGCACTCACGGAGCTTTCCAAGGTAGCTGTCCACCACGGTGCGGTAAGCATCATCATCGACGCCGTTCGCCTCATGGATCTCAAAGATCTGGATGAACTTACGCAGGAAATCGTTTAGCGGTATCATCCTCGATCCGTTGCCGAGCTGCTGCGCTTCACTGAGAAGAGCCATAGCTTCCTCATCAGAGTTGTCTTCCGGGAACGGCACCTTCCAGTAATCCGGGAAATAGATCGCAGGATATGACACCTTCTTTGTGACCTGCTCTGTTTTGAGTTCCGGACCGTTGAAAACGTTATAAACCGTTTTCACATCAAAAACTTCCTCCTCAACCTCGATAGTAGTGTAACGGGCATCGTGGCTTTCGATAACGCCAGCAAGGAAGCGTGCAACGGTGCGGGGACCTGTTTCAAGAGACTTCGGAGCGGTATTGCCGACAAGCTGATCGATGGATACTCCGAAGTGTTCCGCTACCCCAACGACCTGGTCAAGGGTGAAACATTTCTTGTCTCTGAGGCTCAAAGCCTTACTGACATTGGGTTGCGACATGCCGAGAATATCCGCGAGTTTCTCCTGGGTTATGCCATTATCCTTCATCAACTGGGTGATATTCCGAATGAGTATATCAGTATTGCAAAACGACATATCATAAATTCCCTTCTTGAATAGATATTCATAAATAAGATGTGTATTCAATATTTGAATATATCATATCACGGAATGTACAATTTTACAAGAGGAAAGGTCAAATTCTGAGCTGAAAGCAGATGAAGATCCGCTTTCACCTGAGTGTTTGACACTCAAATACATCTCATAGTCCGAGATGGTCATTAGGACAATGGGACGCATAGCAAACTTGACATCACAGGTTTACTGCGGTGTCACCTGGGCGCTTAAGCCCAAACAACCGCTGTCAGCTGGACGGAGTCATGAACCGTTGCTCAACGGCTCACGGCGGACAAGTTAATAATGACGGCTGCCTATTGAGCGGGTTGCCGCAGACCGAAACGGAGAATCTCTCTGTCGGGCTGTGGTTAGTTTTCTGCACCCATTTTGCAGCCGAACCCGGAGTCCTCCGTTTTGAGAAATCGAAAACCGGAGGACTTTTTTATGGCAAACAACGAAAACCAGTACACCATCTACATCCGCTCCACGAAGGAGAGCATCCCCGTCAGCAAGGAAGAATTTGATGCCTACTACCATGACATCAATATCTACCGAATCCGTCAGCAGAGGCACGGTCGCTGCGTGTGTCCCGCAAGTAAGCGGCTCACCTGCGATATGGACTGTCTGACCTGTCCCTTCCAGCGCATGGGCGATATGCGTTCCCTTGATTACACCGAAACCGATGATGAGGGAAACAAAACTGCCTGGGTAGATGAAATCCCGGACGATTCACCTTTGCTCGAAGACATCGTCATTGAGGCTTCCGAAATGAAAGCTCTGTACGCTCGGCTTACGGACCTGATGCCGGAGGCAATCAAAATCGGCGAGCTGCGACTTGAGGGCTTAACCGAGGATGCCATCGGCAAACGCATTGGAATCGGCAGAAAGACCTATGCCTACAGATTAAAAAAGGTCAAAGCCGTCCTCGCAAAAGAATTCCCGGATATTTTTTGAAAAAAGTTTCCCGAATTTTTTCCGAAATGCACTTCTCATGTTCATGGGAGAGTGTAAGGAGCAAAACGATACCGCTCCTTCGGGAGGTGAAAACGAATGAACGAAGTAAAGAGAGATGCTCTGAAGCCGGAGGAAGAACTCGTTGATGTTCTGCTCGACTTCATCATCGTGTCGGCAACACTGGCAAAGAAAGTCACCCTCGCGGTGAGAGAAAAGCAAATCAAGGAAGGAGCGTACAAAGATGTCAAAAATGAGCGAACTGGATGCCGTAATCAGAGACCTGCGAACTGCGGCTACCACTATTAACGATGCTGCTGATACCCTCACGGAGATGTTCAGCGGCAAGACCGCCGAAGCTCCGGCAACACCGACCGAGCCGGCTCCTACCAAAGAAGACGTCCGTGCGATCCTCGCAGAGATGTCGAGCCGTGGCTTCACCGCCCAGGTAAAGGAACTGCTCCGTCAGCACGGCGCGGCAACGCTCTCCGGCATCGACCCTTCGGAGTACGCCGCTCTCATCAAGGATGCGGAGGGACTCAAAAATGAGTAATCACGCTCTACTTTCCGCTTCCTCCTCCCACAGGTGGCTGAACTGCCCTCCGTCCGCGAGGCTCGGCGAGAACTATGAGGACAAGGGCAGCGATTTCGCCGCCGAGGGAACGGATGCCCACAGTCTGTGCGAACACAAGCTCAAGACGGCTCTGGGCATTCCGTCCGAAGACCCCACCGAAAACCTCTCTTGGTACAACGAGGAGATGGAGGAATGCGCCAGCGGCTATGCCGCCTATGTGCTTGAACTCCTCACCGAAGCGAAGAAGGTCACAACCGACCCCATCGTGCTGATTGAGCAGCGGCTCGATTATTCCAAATATGTCGAGAGCGGCTTCGGCACCGGGGACTGTGTCCTCATCGCTGACGGCACCCTCAACATCGTGGACTACAAGCACGGCAAGGGCGTGGAGGTCTCCGCAGACCACAACCCGCAGATGATGCTGTATGCGCTCGGCGCTCTGGAGATCTTCGATGCTCTCTACGACATCGGCACGGTCACGATGACTATCTACCAGCCCCGCCGCTCCAACGTCAGCACCTACACCGTTTCGACCGCCGAGCTTCTCAAATGGGCAGAGACCATTCTGAAGCCGACCGCCGCTCTCGCTTTCAGCGGTGAGGGTGAGTTCCATTGCGGCGAGTGGTGTCAGTTCTGCAAGGCGAAAGCGGACTGCCGGGAACGTGCAAAAGCGAACCTCGCGCTTGCCGCCTACGACTTCGCCGAGCCTCCGCTCCTCACCGATGAGGAGGTCGAAGAGGTTCTCGCCAAGGTTGATGACCTCGTCTCCTGGGCAAACGACATCAAGGAATACGCCCTGCAAGCCGCCATCAGCGGTAAGGCGTGGAACGGATGGAAGGTTGTCGAGGGACGCTCCAACCGCAAGTACACCGATGAAAGGCTTGTAGCCGCTGCGGTCATTGCCGCCGGTCACGACCCCTATGAACAGAAACTGCTCGGCATTACCGAGATGCAGAAAACGCTTGGCAAAGCCAAGTTTGACGAAATCCTCGGCCGCTTCATCACGAAGCCCCAGGGAAAGCCCTCGCTCGTTCCGATGTCCGACAAGCGTCCGGCTATGAACACAGCGGCATCAGATTTTGAAAATTAAAGGAGTAAACGATTATGTCTAACAACACCACCAAAGTCAACAACCCCATGAAGGTCATCACCGGCAAAGACACTCGCTGGTCTTACGCAAATGTCTGGGAAGCCAAGTCAATCAACGGTGGCGCACCCAAGTTCAGCGTTTCCCTCATCATTCCCAAGAGCGATACCGTCACCGTACAAAAGATTAAGGCTGCCATCGAAGCCGCCTATCACGAGGGCGAGGCGAAGCTCAAGGGCAACGGCAAGTCCGTCCCGGCTCTCTCCGTTATCAAGAATCCTCTGCGTGACGGCGATACCGAACGCCCCGATGATCCCGCCTACGCAGGGTGCTACTTCGTGAATGCCAACTCCACGACCGCTCCCGGTATCGTGGACGCTGACCGCAATCCCATCCTTGTCCGCAGCGAGGTCTATTCCGGCGTGTACGGCAGAGCCTCCATCAACTTCTATGCTTTCAACAGCAACGGAAATCGCGGCATTGCCTGCGGTCTGAACAACCTTCAGAAGATTCGTGACGGTGAACCCCTCGGCGGTAAGGCTTCGGCTGAATCCGACTTCGACACCGATGACGATGACGATTTTCTGGCGTAAGGAGGGCTAAGTCATGAGCGAAATGATTACCACCATCCTCTGCATCGGACTCCTGTCCATCTACGCTCTTCTCGGAGTGACCTTTCTGATTCACTCCATCGCTGACATCTTCGACAATCGCCGCAGGGCGAAGCGTGAGGAAGAGCGCGAAAAGCGTGACCTCGAATACCACGAGATGCGCATGAAGGAATTTAAGTAATCAACCGCCGTGGGCGGTGGGAGCGATCCTGCCGCCCTTTACGGCTATGTGAGGTGACAACTTTTGAAAACCATAAGTATTGATATCGAAACATACAGCGGCACCGACTTAAACAAGTGCGGTGTTTACAAATACACGGAAGACCCGGACTTCGAGGTGCTTCTCTTCGGCTATGCCGTGGATGGAGGTAAAGTCCATGTGGTCGATCTGGCTCTCGGCGAAAAAATACCGGCAGACATTTCCGCCTCGCTGACCGATGAAAATGTGCTGAAGTTCGCCTTCAATGCTAATTTTGAACGAGTGTGTCTCTCTCGACATCTCGGGCTGCCCACGGGCAAATACCTTGACCCGTCTTCCTGGCGATGCACGATGGTGTGGGCGGCATATATGGGACTGCCGCTTTCACTACAGGGTGTCGGTGCGGTGCTGAACCTCGACAAACAGAAGCTGACCGAGGGCAAGGAACTCATCAAATATTTCTGCTCACCGTGTACTCCGACCAAGAGCAACGGCGGCAGAACACGTAACCGCCCGGAAGATGCCCCGGAGAAGTGGTCACTCTTCAAATCCTATAACCGCCGAGATGTTGAAACTGAAATGGGCATACAGCAGAAGCTCACGAAGTTCCCCGTGCCGGAGTTCGTGTGGGATGAATATCACCTCGATCAAGAAATCAATGATCGCGGGGTTCGGCTGGACATCCCCCTTGTAGATACAGCCATCCGCATGGATACCGCCTCAAGGCAGGAGCTGATGGATGATATGCGCCGCATCACGGAGCTTGAAAATCCCAACTCGGTATCGCAGATGCGGTCATGGCTTGCCGACAACGGTCTGGAAACCGATAGCCTCGGCAAGAAGGTCGTCAACGAAATGCTGAAGACCGCACCGCCGGAACTCGCCGATGCCCTTGTTCTCCGCCAGCAGCTTGCCAAGTCCTCGGTGAAAAAGTATCAGGCAATGCAAAACGCTGTGTGTTCGGACGGCAGAGCCAGAGGTATGTTTCAGTTTTACGGTGCCAACCGCACCGGGAGATGGGCAGGCAGGCTCATTCAAATGCAAAATCTGCCCCAGAACCATCTGTCCGACCTTGCCGAAGCGAGAGGGCTTGTCCGCAGCGGTGATTTTGAAGCCGTGAAGATGCTCTATGAGGATGTGCCGGACACGCTGTCGCAGCTCATCCGCACCGCCTTCATCCCCCGCGAGGGAGCAATGTTCTATGTGGCTGACTTCTCGGCAATCGAAGCGAGGGTCATCGCATGGTTCGCCGGAGAGTCGTGGCGGCAGGAGGTCTTCGCCGAAGGCAAGGACATCTACTGTGCTTCGGCATCGCAGATGTTTCGAGTGCCGGTCGAAAAGCACGGTGTCAACGGACACCTCCGCCAGAAAGGCAAAATCGCTGAACTGGCTCTCGGCTACGGCGGCTCCGTGGGTGCTTTGAAGGCAATGGGAGCATTAGAGATGGGCTTGACCGAAGAGGAGCTTCAGCCGCTCGTTCAGGCATGGAGAGCGGCAAACCCCAACATCGTCAAGTTCTGGTGGGACGTTGACCGTGCCGTGCTGACCGCCGTCCGGGATAAGACTACCACAGAGACACACGGCATTCGCTTTCTCTGCCGCAGCGGAATGCTCTCCATACTTCTTCCGTCCGGCAGGATGCTCAATTACGTCAAACCGAAAATCGGCGAGAACAGATTCGGCGGCTCCTGTATTACCTACGAAGGTGTCGGCGGTACGAAGAAATGGGAACGGCTCGAAAGCTACGGTCCCAAGTTCGTGGAGAATATCGTTCAGGCAACAGCGAGGGACATTCTATGCTATGCCATGAAGACCCTTCGCCGCTGCTCGATCACCATGTACATCCACGATGAACTCGTAATTGAAGCCAACCCTCGTGTATCCCTCGATGCCATCTGTGAGCAGATGGGCAGAACGCCGCCGTGGGCAAATGGACTGCTCCTCCGGGCAGACGGGTATATCACGGAATTCTATAAGAAAGATTGAGGTAAATCCTATGGGAATAAACAAGTTCAATGCGGAGGGCTATTACGACCCCACCGCATACGAGGCAATGACAAACGTTGCAAAAGAGGAAAAAGCGTTCTTCGCATTCAGACCTGTTGTGTATATCTGCTCACCCTATGCCGGAGATATTGAGACGAACGTCAAGGCGGCACAGAGATACAGCAGATTTGCCGTAGATACCGGCTATCTCCCCATCGCTCCGCATCTGCTGTTTCCTCAGTTCATGGATGACGGCAATCCGAAAGAGCGGGAACTCGCCATGTTCTTCGGCAATGTGCTGATGAGCAAATGCGCCGAATTATGGGTCTTCGGAGATCTGATTTCAAACGGTATGGCTGCCGAAATAGAAAGAGCCAAGCGTAAGAATTACGCCATCCGATATTTTAATTCCGACCTTAAGGAGGTAACCGAAAATGCGTGACCTGCCAATCGCTTACGGCAATAGCTGCTATGCCAAGACCTGGGCGAACAAAACCACCGCATGGGAAGACCTGTGCGAAAGATTGAAAAACACTATCCGCACGACCGAAACCGTAGAGGAATATCCGAAGCTCAAAAAGGATGACCGGGACCGTGCCAAGGACAAAGGCGGCTTTGTGGGCGGTTATCTGAAAGGCAACCGCCGCAAGCGTGAGACCGTGGTATGCCGCTCCATGCTCACGATGGACGCAGACCATGCCGAGATTGGTTTTATCGACCGTTTCGCCTCGGAGTGCCGGTACTCATCCTGTCTCTATACCACCCACGGACATACACCCGAACAGCCTCGCTGCCGCATCATCGTGCCGCTGACGAGGGACATAACCCCGGACGAGTATGTGGCTCTCGCCAGATACTTCGCTTCCGATTGGGGCATCGACCAGTTTGACGAATGCTCCTACAAGCCGAGCCAGCTCATGTATTGGCCGACAACTCCGGCAAACGGTGAATTCATCAGCAAGACCACCGAGGGCGAATGGCTCAATCCCGATGTATATCTCACGGCGCATCCGAACTGGAAGGACTGCTCCCTGCTTCCGACCTCCTCCCGTGAAAGCGCCGTCCGTGAGGCAAGCGGCAAAAAGCAGGAAGACCCTCTCGCCAAGCCCGGTGTGGTGGGCGCATTCTGCCGTGCCTACGGTATTGCCGCCGTTATCGAAACATACCTCGCCGATGTATATGAGCCTTCCGCAATGGAGGGGCGTTACGACTATATCCCCGCCGACTCATCTGCCGGTGTCGTGGTCTATGATGACAAGTTCGCTTACAGCCACCACACCACGGACCCCGCCTGCGGCAAACTGCTGAACGCTTTTGACCTCGTCCGCATCCACCGCTTCGGCGATGATGACGAAAAGAAGTCCTTCAAGCAGATGACCGAACTTGCTCTCTCGGACGATACGGTCAAGGAGTGCCTTACCGCCGAGCGTATTGCTCAAGCCGGAGCGGATTTCTCCGATGATGCCGACTGGCACAAACGGCTTCATTTCGTTCCTCGTTCCGGTACATTGGAAAACAGCGTGTGGAACTTGAACCTCATCCTTGAAAACGACCCGGACCTGCAGGGATTTGCTTTCAACGACATGGCAAACCGCATCCAAGTCACAGGCGAACTGCCGTGGGACCGTCCCGAAGGAAACTCCTTCTGGCGGGATGCTGACTCTGCCCAGCTCAAGTCCCTCGTGGATATCCGCTACGGCGAGTTCACGACCCGCAACTATGACGTATCCTTCACCAAGGTGGCAGATGACCGCCATTTTCATCCTGTGAGGGATTACCTCAACGGACTCCCCAAGTGGGACGGTGTGAAGCGTGTCGAGGAACTGTTCATCAAATATCTGCAGGCAGACGATACGGAGTATGTCCGCACCGTTACGAGAAAGACCTTCGCCGCGGCTGTTGCGAGGGTACTGTGTCCCGGCATCAAGTTCGACTGTGTGCCGGTACTTGATGGTGAGCAAGGCATCGGCAAAAGCTCCATCGTCAAAGACCTCGTCACGCCCGAATATTACTCCGAATCCCTCTCCCTTACGGATATGGATGATAAAGCCGGAGCGGAAAAGCTGCAGGGCTTCTGGGTGGTCGAGATAGGAGAGCTTGCCGGAATGAAGAAAGCTGACGTTGAAAAGGTGAAATCGTTCCTCTCCACCTCCGATGACAAATACCGTCCGAGCTACGGCAGAGTGGTCGAAAGCCACCCCCGCCAGTGTGTCATAATCGGTACGGTCAACGGCGAACGGGGCTACCTGCGTGACATCACGGGCAACCGCCGTTTCTGGATCATCAAAGTGCATCAGAAAACACAGAAGCAGAGCTGGCACTTCACCCAGGCAGACCGCGATCAGTTCTGGGCAGAGGCGAAGGCTATCTGGGGGGCCGGCGAAAAGCTGTATCTCGAAGGCGATATCCTCGCCGAGTCCGAGAAGGCGCAGCGGAACGCTATGGAGGTGGACGAACGTGTCGGCATGGTCGAGGAGTATCTGAACACCCTCCTTCCCGAAGGATGGGACGATATGGATGTGTATACCCGTCGCAGTTTCCTCTCCGGCGATCCGACCGCTGTCAAAGGCACCACGGAACGCACGACCGTATCCAATGCGGAAATATGGTGCGAGTGCTTCGGCAAGAACCTCTCCGAACTGAAGTCTGCCGACAGCTATGTCATCGCTGCCCTTATGACGCAGATTCCCGGTTGGAAACGCGGTGCCGTCGCCAAACGACTGCCCCTCTACGGTAAGCAGCGAATTTACGAAAAAGGCTAACTGCGGAACAAGATGCGGAACAGGAACAACTTTTTCCCTTATATTTGTTCGGCGATAAAGAGATAAAGACCCGCATATACGCACGTATAGGAATATAAGGAAATGGTTGTTCCACTCGTTCCGTTGTTCCAGAAAGGACAAATATGAAAAGCGAAAAACAAATAGAACAGGGTCTCGTCAAAGCCGTGAAAAATATGGGAGGTATCGCGCCCAAGTTCGTCAGCCCAGGTTTTGACGGAATGCCCGACCGCATCGTGCTTCTTCCTTATGGGAAGTTTGCATTTGTGGAAGTAAAGGCTCCGGGCAAAAAGCCCCGTCCGTTGCAGGTATCAAGGCATGGCTTGCTTCAGCATCTCGGTTTCAAGGTGTATCTCCTTAACGATATGAACCAGATCGGAGGGATTCTCGATGATATACGAACCGCATGACTATCAGAAATATGCCATCAACTTCATCAAGGAAAACCCCATCGCCGCCGTCCTGCTGGATATGGGCTTGGGTAAGACAAGCATCACGCTGACCGCCATCAACGACCTCCTTTTCGACAGCTTCGATGTACGGAAGGTTCTCGTTATCGCTCCGCTGCGTGTGGCACGGGATACATGGATTGCCGAGGTCGATAAGTGGGATCATCTCCGGCACCTCATCTGCTCCGTGGCCGTCGGCACCGAGGCCGAACGCAAAGCGGCTCTCCGAAAGAAAGCCCACATCTACATAATCAACCGTGAGAATGTCTCATGGCTCATCGAGGAAAGCGGCATCCCGTTCGACTTCGATATGGTGGTGATCGATGAGCTTTCCTCCTTCAAGAACGGCAAGGCAAAGCGGTTCAAGAGCCTGCTGAAAGTCCGACCCTTTGTAAAACGCATCGTGGGTCTGACCGGCACTCCTGCCGGAAACGGTCTGATGGACTTATGGGCAGAGTTCCGGGTGCTTGATATGGGCAAACGCCTCGGACGGTTCATCTCCAACTACCGCCTCAACTACTTCACCCCGGACAAACGCAACGGTCAGATCGTGTATTCCTATAAGCCGCTGCCGTTCGCGGAGCAGGCAATATATGATGCCATCTCCGACATCACCATTTCGATGAAGTCCACCGACCACCTAAAAATGCCGGAACTGGTCAGCACAGCGTATCCCGCCGTAATGAGCGATGCGGAATCGCAGATCTATGAGGATTTTAAATCCGAGTATGTGATGAAACTCGGAAAGGACAAGGAGATTACCGCCGCCAATGCCGCCGTCCTCTGCGGAAAGCTGACGCAGATGGCAAACGGGGCGATTTATGACGAGTCCGGCAAATGCCACCTCATCCACGACCGAAAACTGGACGCTTTGGAGGACATCATCGAAGCCGCCAACGGAAAACCGCTTCTGGTGGCATACTGGTATCAGTCCGACCGTGACCGTATCGAAAAAAGACTGCACGAACTGCATATCCCGTTTTCGAGGATGGACAGTTCCGAAAGTATCCGCAGATGGAACAGCGGCGAGCTTCCCGTTGCCCTTATCCATCCGGCATCTGCAGGACACGGGCTGAATCTTCAAAGCGGCGGCAGCACCATCGTGTGGTTCGGCATGACCTGGAGCCTTGAGCTTTACAGTCAGACGAACGCAAGGCTGTGGCGGCAAGGTCAGATCTCCTCCACCGTGGTGGTCATGCATATCATCACCGCCGGCACCATTGACGAGGACATTATGAAAGCCCTTCAGCGAAAGGAGAAAACGCAGTCCGCATTGATAGCGGCAGTTAAGGCCAATCTGTGACAATCTATGAAAATCCGTGCCAATCCGAGAAATATAAAAAAATCGGAGGTACAGAATATGCCCCCTTTTGAAGAACTGGCAAATGCCATCGTGATCCAAGCGGCGAAGGACTATATGAAAGCCCTGAAAAAGCTGAAAAAATATCCGAGGGATGCAGAAGCAAAGCAGACGAGGAATGATTGTGAGAGTTTCTTCCGTTCCTCGTGGTACAGCACATTGACTTCGGTTGATGGAGAGCTTCTGATGCGAAAACTGCAAATGGAGGTGGCGGCATGACGGCAAAAGAATACTTGAGTCAGGCATACCGCCTCGATCAGCGTATCAACTCTAATATCGAAGAGGTCACCATGCTTCGTGAAATGGCAAACAGTATATCCTCGCCGTCATGGGGCGAAAAGGTGCAGACTTCCCGCAGTACGGAAGCCCCCTTTGTACGGAGCCTTGAGAAAATCATGGACTTGGAGGATACCATCAACAAGGAAATCGACACCCTTGTCTGTCTGAAAAAGCAGATACGAACGGTCATTGAAGCTGTGCAGAATACGGATGAGCGGCTCGTTCTCCGTTACCGTTACATCCATAACTGCACATGGGAGCAGATAGGAAACGAACTGAATGCCGATGCGAGAACCATTCGCCGCTGGCACGGTGAGGCTCTCCTCAAGGTAAAAGTCCCCGAAAACCCCATCGTCATATAAATGCGCCCGAAATGTCCTGCTTTGTCCGTAGATGCCCACCTCGACATTATGATATGATATAATCAGCGAAAAAGAATCGAGGACAGCCTCATGGGAGCAATCCCGTGGGGCTTTTCTTATGCCCAAGGAGGTGAAACGATGCCGAAGAAACCGTTGCGACCGTGCTCTCATCCCGGCTGCCCCAACCTCTGTGAAGGATAGTTTTGTGAACAGCACCGTGTGGAGGAACGCTGCAGGTACGACAAATACGAGCGCAGCTCCGATGTTAACCGCAAGTACGGCAGAGCATGGAAACGCATCCGTGACCGCTATGCGGCGGAGCATCCCCTCTGTGAGATGTGCCTCAAGGAAGGTCGGCTGACTCCGGTACAGGAAGTTCACCACATCCTGCCCGTTTCCAAAGGCGGCACTCACGCAAGGGACAACCTCATGAGTCTCTGTCAGTCCTGCCACACCAAGATCCACCACGACCTCGGCGACCGGTAGGGGGATGAAAATCTTCGGGACCTTTTCGGTCGGGCAACGGCCCGGGGTCACGTGTGCGAAAAAGGCGAAATCAAAAGGGTAATTAAGGGAGGTGAACTCGGATGCCCACAAAATCGAATAACACAGGCGGGCGCGGCGGCGCAAGACCCGGTGCGGGAAGGAAGAAATCCGCAGTCAAGGACAAGGCCGAAAACGGGAATCCCGGCGGCAGAAAACTTGAAGTGCTGGATATTCCCGAAGTCGAGGGTGTTGCTATGCCGAAGCCCCATGATTTTCTTTCCGCCGAGCAGCGTGACGGCAGCGTCCTGCAGGCGCAGGAGATCTACACGGAAACTTGGCAGTGGCTCAAAGACATCGGCTGCGCCGCAAAGGTATCGCCGCAGCTCTTGGAGCGATACGCCATGTGTTCCGCTCGTTGGGTGCAGTGCGAGGAAATGACCAACCGCATGGGTTTCCTCTCCAAGCACCCCACCACGGGAAAGCCGATCCCGTCCCCGTTTATCAACATCGGTATCAACTACATGAACCAGGCGGTTCGGCTCTGGAACGAGATCTTCCAGATCGTGAAAGAAAACTGCAGCACGGAATACGGCGAGTCAACGCCGCAGGATGACCTTATGGAGCGCCTGCTCCGTGCGAGAAAGGGGTAACACCATGTTTGAAAAAGTAAATCCGTGCCACCCGGATAAGGTGGCGGACAGAATTGCCGGTGCGCTTGTCGACCTGGCATACAGAAAAGAAGCGACACCCCGCATCGCCGTGGAAGTGCTCATCGGTCACGGCGTGTGCTACATCATTGCGGAGGCTTCGGTGAGTATTCCGATAGAGGAAATCACCGCCGCCGTTCACCGCATTGCTGGAAACCTCGCTGTGGACTATGTGGAAGTGCCGCAGGACGGTCACCTCGCTGACAACCAGGCAGACGGCGTCCGCTGCGGAGATAACGGCATCTTCAAGGGAATGCCCGTGACCGAGGAGCAGAAAACGCTGTCGCAGATCGCACGGGACATTTTCGCCGTGTATCCCTTTGACGGCAAATACATTCTGGACGGTGACCGGCTCATTCTCTGTCAGAGCAATGCGCCTTCGGATGCGCTCCGAAAGCTGTATCCCAATGCGGAAATCAACCCGCTCGGCGACTGGACCGGTGGAACCGATGTGGACACCGGCGCAACCAACCGCAAGCTCGGCTCGGATATGGCCGACTCGGTGACAGGCGGCGGTCTGCACGGCAAGGATCTGTCCAAGGCAGATGTGTCCGTGAATATCTATGCCTTTCTCAAAGCGCAGGAAAACCGCAAGCCCGTGACGCTCTGCTGCGCCATCGGGGACGATACCGTGGACGGCAGTCCGTATGAGGAAATTGTCGAGATTGCTCGAAAATACATCTCCGACCTTGGCGGCTTTGAGAAGTTTGCGGAATGGGGGCTGATCTGATGAAAACGACCACCGAAATGAAACTCGTCCCCATTGTGAAACTCGTTCCCTATGTGAACAATGCCCGAACCCACTCACCGGAGCAGATCAACAAACTCCGCTCCTCGCTCCGTGAGTTCGGTTTTATCAATCCTGTCATCATCGACCGTGACTATGGCGTAATTGCCGGTCACGGTCGTATTCTTGCTGCCAAGGAGGAAGGCATCACCGAAGTGCCGTGTGTCTTTGCCGACCACCTTACGGAAGCGCAGAAAAAAGCCTACATCATTGCCGACAACCGCATGGCGATGGACGCAGGCTGGGATGAAGAACTCCTGCGTGTGGAGATTGAGTCCTTGCAGGCGGCAGACTTCGACCCGCTCCTCACAGGTTTTGACGAAAAAGAGCTGTCAAAGCTGTTTGACGACGGCATTGAAGCCAAAGAGGATGACTTTGATGTGGATGCCGAACTGCAAAAGCCAACCTTCTCAAAATCCGGTGACATCTGGACACTGGGACGGCATCGGCTCATCTGCGGTGACAGTACAAAAGAGGAAACCTACGCCGCCCTCATGGACGGCCGCAAAGCAAACCTCGTCATCACCGACCCGCCCTACAATGTGAACTACGAGGGCAGTGCCGGAAAAATCAAGAATGACAATATGGCATCGGAGAAGTTTTTTGACTTTCTCTTCGATGCCTTTTCCAATATGGAGAAGGTCATGGCGGACGATGCCTCCATCTATGTGTTCCACGCCGACACCGAGGGGCTGAACTTCCGCAAGGCGTTTGATGCCGCAGGGTTCTATCTCTCCGGCTGCTGTATCTGGAAAAAGCAGTCCCTCGTGCTGGGGCGCTCTCCGTATCAGTGGCAGCACGAGCCGTGTCTCTATGGTTGGAAGAGAAAAGGCAAGCACCAGTGGTACACCGGACGAAAAGAGTCCACCATCTGGGAGTTCGACAAGCCCAAAAAAAACGGCGACCATCCTACCATGAAGCCGATTCCGCTGCTTGCCTATCCCATTCAGAACAGCTCTATGGCAAACTCCGTGGTGCTCGACCCCTTCGGCGGCTCCGGTTCTACGCTCATTGCCTGTGAGCAGACCGACCGCATCTGCTGTACCATCGAACTGGATGAGAAGTTCTGCGACGTCATCGTAAAACGGTACATCGAGCAGGTCGGCTCGGATGAAAAGGTCAGCGTTTTGCGTGACGGCAAGGAATACAAGTATAGCGAGGTAGTGCCCCATGACGAATAAGACTTTGACCCTCGGAAGCCTGTTTGACGGCTCTGGGGGTTTTCCCTTGGGTGGGCTGCTTGCGGGTATCACTCCTGTGTGGGCATCGGAAATTGAGCCGTTTCCCATTCGGGTGACCACCAAGCGTCTGCCTTTTATGAAGCACTACGGGAACATCTCCGCTATGGACGGCGGCAGAATCGAACCCGTGGACATTATCACTTTCGGCAGCCCGTGCCAGGACATGAGCGTGGCAGGCCGAAGAGGCGGCTTGGACGGTTCCCGTTCAAGTCTTTTTTATGAAGCCGTCCGTATTATCAAAGAAATGAGGTGTGCCACAGGTGGCAGATATCCAAGATACATCGTATGGGAGAACGTCCCCGGTGCCTTCTCCTCGAACAAGGGCGAGGACTTCAAAGCTGTCCTCGAAGCGGTCATCGGCATCGCCGAGCCGAATGCCCAGGTGCCTATGCCTGAAAAGGCACGATGGCCCTACGCCGACCTATACATGGGAGACGGATGGAGCGTTGCGTACCGAACTCTTGACGCACAATACTGGGGAGTTCCCCAGCGAAGACGCCGCATCTACCTTGTCGCAGATCTTGCAGGCAGAAGTGCCGGAAAAATACTATTTGAGTCAGAAGGCTTGTCTGGGTATTCTACGGAGGGCTTCCGCTCGTGGCAAAGAGCTGCCGGAAGTTTTACGCCTTGCGCTGGAGCGACAGGCTTCGATGGATACAACGGCAGTCTGACGGACGACACTTCCGCCACCCTCGGCGTAAACTGCGGAATGAGTACCGGTCGTAACGGCATTGTTTTGAATGACCAGGGCGGCAACCGAATGGATGTCACCGAGGAGGTTACCTCCACACTCCGAGCAGAAGCGCATCATCCGCCCTGCGTAATGGAATCGGCAGGCTTCTGCACCGAGCATTCTGCCAAGAGCCGCACCATCGGCTATGAGGAAGAGTGTTCTCCCACGCTCCGTGCAGGCGTTGTTCCTGCGGCGGTGGCACTGGAAAACCATCCAACCGACAGTAGGGTCAAACTTTCCGAGGACGGCAATGTGCAGACGCTGACCTCCCGCATGGGTACAGGTGGCAACAATGTGCCGCTTGTGATGAAGATCCGCTCCGGCTGTGAAGGTGGCGGCAAGGGACCTCTCATCCAAGAGAACAAATCCGCCACCTTGTCCTGCAACAACGACCAGACGCTGTTCGAGCCTTGCGGCTGGGACGGCGGACAGGTTTCTCCGACCCTCACCAAGCAGAATGCCGGAGGAAATCAGCGTATGCCGGACAAGGACAACTTCACCTGCGTCCTTCAGCCCTTCGGGATCTCCTCCAAGGACTCCAATGCCATGAAGTCGGATAATCCCCACAGCGGCATCTACGAAGCCGAAACCGCACGGACGCTTGACGGCAACGGCGGCAACCCCTCCTGCAATCAGGGCGGCATCGCCGTGGTTGCTTTCACGCAAAATCAGCGGGATGAAGTTCGTGACCTGGGCGACCGCTCCGCTGTGGTGTGCGCCAACGCAGGGACGAAACAGCAGACCTTTGTGCTGCAAGGTTCCATGATCGGCCGTGAGGACAAGAACGGTCCCCAGGGCGACGGCATCAACGAGGATGTCAGCTTCACCTTAAATACCGTTGACCGCCATGCCGTGTACAGCATGACAACGGGCAGCTTCACCCAGATTTCCGAAGATAAGGCTCCTACCGTCCTTGCCCGTGACTACAAAGACCCCACCGCCGTTTGCTACGGCATCGGCAGAGACACCTTCAACCAGGGGCAGAACGCCAAGTTCGCTCCAACCTTTGAGAAGGAACTTCAGCCGACACTGGTAGCCAAAGGACCGGGTGCTATTCAAAGCGGATATACCGTCCGGCGTTTGACGCCCACCGAGTGTGCCAGGCTTCAAGGCTTCCCGGACAACTGGTGCGCCGATCTCGGTACGGAAAAACCTTCCGATGAGGAAATGTACTTCTGGCACAAGGTGTTCAAGACCTACTCCGAAGTGACCAGCTGCAAGATGAAGTCCGACAAGCAGGTCGCAAAGTGGCTGAAAGACCCGTATTCCGACAGTGCGGAATATAAGATGTGGGGCAACGGCGTGGCACTCCCGTGCGTATGGTTCGTGCTCTGCGGGATCGTGTGGGCAGAAAAAATCGAGGCAGCGGGTTGACCGCTCCTCGATCTCATCAGTTTTTCCTGGTGGGCTTCACATTGACATCCGGTCGGATGCTCCCGTTGATCTCGCCGTTCTGCTCTTCAAACTTTTTGATGTTCTCGCGAATCAGCACAAGGATGTGGCTGTTCACGGAACGGCCTTCATAATCGGCAACAAAGCCGAGTTTTTCAAGCATTTCTTCCTCTATGCGTATTGAAACGCTCTTGATAGCCATACGGTCACCTCTCCATAAACATATTGTATGTTTATTTTATGTCCATCATGTGCTACAATGTTCTAAATGGATATACGGTATATCTACAATAAATTTTGGAGGCGGCTTGAAAATGCGTGTTGCTGTAATCGGTTCAAGAGGACTTATGGTGGATGACCTCGGAAAATATCTGCCTGATAATGTAACGGAGATCGTTTCCGGCGGTGCGAGAGGTGTTGACAGCTGTGCAAGGAGCTATGCGCAGACACACGGGATCAAACTGACGGAATTTCTCCCAGAATATGAGAAGTTCGGCCGCTTCGCACCCCTCAAGCGGAATATTACGATCATCCAGAATGCAGACCTTGTATTGGCTTTCTGGGACGGAACATCCCACGGCACGAAATTCGTGATCGACAACTGTAAAAAGATGGGTGTCCCGGTCAAGATCTTCATACCCAATCGGGAGGGCGAATGAGGCCGATGTCTTGTTCACATCGTAGAATGTAGCATTTCCGGCAGATAGGACTTGCTATTCAGCGAAATCTGAGCAATATATGTAGTACGCCAAACGAAAGGAGTGCTACTATGAAAAACGAAGCAATGAAAACTGCCGTGGATGCCTTTATACTGGAGCGCATCAATGATTGCGGCAGCAGACCGAACGAATCATTGTCCGATGCCATCGAGCGGCTGGCCGTGTGTGCCGACAAGCTGAGAAATACGCTCTCTGCCGAACAGCGCATCCTGCTGACCGATTGCGAAAATGCCTACTCTGTGACAGACGGCGAGACAATGAACTGCTATTACCGTGCCGGGTTTTCCGACGCGGTATTATTTTTGCTTGGGTGGAGGGATTCTGAATGGAACTGAATTTTCATGTGAATGGTACGGAGCGCAAGCGGCTGGTACACACCATCTCCGACTGGCTCGGCGTTCCCGCAAAGTACTGCGGCGCGCCCACATTCAACTATGAGGTAGATTACTTTACCATTGACCGAAACGGCAGTCTTTCCTTTGACGACCGTGCCGACCGCGAGGTCATCGAGCGGCTTCTTCAGCACATCTACGATGAGGGCTTTGACATCGACCAGAGCAATGTCGATGACGAGGACGAGCCTTGCGCCGTCTGCATTTCCATGCCGAGGAGCCTGTTCACCGACAGCGACCTGGAAAACCTCAAGGCACTCATCACAGCCAAAGGCAGTCTTATCAAGAAAGCCCTCGGCGTGAGCGATCTGCCACTGGAAATCACGGACACGAAGGTTTCCTTCCCCTGGTTCCCGGCGACCCCCACTCCGGACGAGATGAACGCCTACGACACCTTCATCTGCAAGCTGTGCGAGATGGCACGGAATCAGAAACGGATTAACGCAACGGAAAAGCCGACCGACAATGAGAAATATGCATTCCGCTGCTTTCTCCTGCGGCTCGGCTTTATCGGTGCGGAATACAAGACCGCTCGAAAAATCCTGCTGAAGAACCTCTCCGGCTCCTCGGCATTCAGAAACGGAGGTGCGCAGCATGAGATTTCCGAGTAAAGAAACGGTCGAGCGTATTCGCAAGGAATACCCGGTCGGCACCAGAGTGGAGCTTATTCGGATGGACGATCCCCAGGCACCGCCTATTGGCACAAAAGGCACCGTGCGAGGGGTCGATGACATCGGCAGCATCATGGTTGCCTGGGATAACGGCTGCGGCTTAAGCGTGGCATACGGCGAGGATATCTGCCGGAGGTGCGACAATGACTGAGAAAGTCCGAGAGCAGATCCTCGCCATCCGCAAGACCGGCCGCACGAATATGATTGATGTGCCGATGGTACAGTACTTTGCCAATGAGATGCGGTTTTACGAGCTGGTGGTATTCCTCGAAGAACACCGAGGCGAGTATGTGCATTTCATCCTCACGGGAGAACTGCTGTAAAATACACAGTTTTTACTCCGAATGATCGTGTACTATATGCCTCCGAAATGACTGGATATATCCCAGACATGACGGTAATATACACTCACAACAAAACAAACGGAGGTACACAATCATGTGGAAAGAAGGCAGCATCAGAGTTAACGGTGAGGTTTTTCACTACTGGATGAAGCAGTACGACAAAGGCTCCGAGTGGGGTATCGACGGCGGACGCATTTCCAAGCTCATGCTCAAGCGGGACGGCAAAATCGTCTGCAACTATGACAGAGGTTGGGATGTTGAACCCGTCGATGAAAACACACAGCTTGCGCTGGAACTTCTGCTCCACAGCGAGAACTGGTAAAAAGTCAAAATTTCAAAGCAACGGCTCCGAAAGGGGCTGCTGCTCGTTATACGGAAGGTCGCACCGATTTCGGTGGCGGCTATTTTTTATGCCTTGGAGGTGAGGACAACGAGAAAACTGAAGAACTACAAGCCGACAAGGTTCATGGAGAAAACTTCCCACTATGATACGGACGCTGCGGATTATGCCGTCATGTTCATCGAAAGTCTCTGCCACACCAAAGGCACCTGGGCAAGAAAGCCCTTCGAGCTTATTGACTGGCAGGAGCAGATCATTCGGGACATCTTTGGTGTCCTCAAGCCCAACGGCTATCGACAGTTCAACACCGCATACATCGAAATCCCGAAGAAGCAGGGCAAGTCCGAACTTGCCGCTGCGGTGGCACTTCTGCTCACCTGCGGTGACGGAGAGGAACGCGCCGAGGTCTACGGCTGTGCCGCCGACCGTCAGCAAGCATCCATCGTTTTCAATGTGGCGGCTGATATGGTGCGGATGTGTCCGGCACTCTCCAAACGGGTCAAGATACTGGATTCCCAGAAGCGACTCATTTATCAGCCGACGGGCAGTATCTACCAGGTGCTCTCTGCCGATGTGGGCAACAAGCACGGCTTTAACACTCACGGCGTGGTATTTGACGAGCTGCACACCCAGCCCAACCGCAAGCTCTTTGACGTCATGACCAAAGGCTCCGGCGACGCCCGTATGCAGCCGCTGTACTTTCTCATCACCACGGCCGGCAACGATACGAAGTCCATCTGCTACGAGATCCACCAGAAGGCCAAGGACATCATCGAGGGACGCAAGATCGACCACACCTTCTATCCCGTTATCTACGGTGCTGAGGAATCGGACGATTGGACGGACCCGAAGGTTTGGAAGAAGGCCAATCCCTCCCTCGGCATCACGGTGGGTATCGACAAGGTCAAAGACGCCTGCGAGTCCGCCAAGCAGAACCCCGGCGAAGAGAACTCCTTCCGACAGCTTCGCCTCAACCAGTGGGTCAAACAGGCGGTGCGTTGGATGCCGATGGACAAGTGGGGCAAATGCGAGTTTGCCGTCAGCGAGGACGATCTGGAAGGTCGTGTCTGCTACGGCGGTCTGGATCTGTCCTCCACAACGGATATTACGGCATTCGTTCTGGTGTTTCCACCGGAGGACGAGAATGACAAATACAGCATCCTGCCGTACTTCTGGATACCGGAGGATAACCTCGATTTGCGTGTACGCAGAGATCATGTTCCATACGATGTGTGGGAGCGGCAAGGGTATCTCCAAACCACCGAGGGCAATGTGGTTCATTACGGCTACATTGAGAAGTTCATTGAGAGTCTGGGCGAACGGTTTAATATCCGTGAAATCGCCTTTGACCGCTGGGGCGCTGTGCAGATGGTGCAGAACCTTGAGGGCATGGGCTTCACGGTCGTTCCTTTCGGACAGGGCTTCAAGGATATGTCCCCGCCCACCAAGGAGCTGATGAAACTGGTGCTGGAACAGCGCATTGCCCACGGCGGGCATCCTGTCCTCCGCTGGATGATGGACAACATTTTCATCCGCACCGACCCTGCCGGAAACATCAAGCCGGACAAGGAAAAATCCACAGAGAAAATCGACGGTGCTGTGGCAACGATCATGGCACTCGACCGCGCTATCCGCTGCGGCAATGATAACGGAGCTTCGGTCTATGATAGCCGTGGGCTGTTGTTCATTTGAGACCCATCGTCAAAATATCAGTCGAATAAAGTCAGAAACTCTATTATTCAGCAGAGTTTCTGGCTTACAACTCCAAAACTATTGACTTTTTTGATTTTTCGGGTATAATAGAATCAAGAAAGTCAGGAGGTGCATTATGGCTGAATTGATCAACCGCCCCCAATATCTGAATCAGCTGATTCAAAACAAAGATGTAGATCTGGTGAAGATCGTTACAGGTATTCGCCGCTGCGGAAAATCATCCTTGCTGGATCTGTTTCATCACTATCTGTTGGAGAACGGCGTGCCGGATCCCCGGATCGTTCACATGAACATGGAATCCTTGCGTTACCGTGACCTGAACAATTACCTTTCTTTTTATGATTATGTCAGCAAGCAGATCGCCAAAGACGGAAAGACCTACCTTATATTCGATGAACTGCAGACTGTAGAGCATTGGGAAAAAGCAATCGAGTCCTTCCGCTTGGATTATGATGTAGACATTTATATCACGGGTTCCAATGCCTATCTGCTGTCTACGGAATTTTCTACGCTGCTCTCCGGCAGATATGTAGAGATACGGGTGCTGCCGCTGTCCTTCAAGGAGTTTTTGGACTTCTACGAGTTTGCCCCCGATGTGACAATGGACGAAAAGTTCCAGAAGTATCTCCAGTTCGGAGGGATGCCGATTCTGAGAGAATACAAGTTCAACGAAGCGAGAAGCAATCAGGCACTGGAAGGTATCTATTCGACCGTGGTGCTGCGTGATATTTTGCAGCGCAATAATGGCACAGATCAAGCCATGCTTCAAAAAATCATGCTGTTTTTATGCTCCAATATCGGCAGCATCACTTCTCCGAACAGCATCGGAAATGTACTCTCCAACGAGGGCGACATTCAAACCGGCAAGCAGAAGAACATTGCGGGAAAAACGGTGGATAAATATATTTCCATGCTCCGCAATGCGTTTGTATTCTTCTCTGTCGGTCGGTATGATGTAAAAGGAAAGCAGCTGCTCAAAACTCTTGGAAAGAACTATATCATCGACATGGGTTTTCGCAATATGCTTCTGGGCTACCGAGATGCAGATCGCGGGCATATCATTGAGAATATCGTATTTCTGGAACTGCTGCGCCGTGACTATCGGGTATATATCGGGAAGGTCGGAGAGACGGAGGTCGACTTCATTGCGGAAAAGCCGAACAACAAGGTATATATTCAGGTAACGGAAAGTATGCTTTCCGCGGAGACCCGTGAACGGGAGCTTCGTCCGCTGCGTATGATTGGGGATAACTACGAAAAAATCGTGCTTTCTATGGATCGCAGCTTCATCAATTCCTATGATGGCATAAAGTCACTGAATTTGATTGACTGGCTACTCAGCGAATAAGCACTGCATTTTCGGAACGAAATCAAAGGTTTTTGCAGTTCAAGTCGGAAACTTCGCAAGAACCGATTATCATAGAAAATGAAACAAGCAAGCATATACTGAGCCGTTATTTCAAGTTGGAATGCAGAATTGAAATAAGAGCCAAAATATCTGAATATTTCAAAGCATCTGTTCGTATGAGCAGGTGCTTTTCTTTTGCTCATTTTGAAGGAGAGTGATTTAAGTGGGTATCTTTTCAGGGTTTTTCAAATCAAGGGACAAGCCTCAAGACAGAACAGCAGGCAGCAATTATGCTTTCTTCTTCGGCGGTACTACTTCCGGTAAAGCAGTGACGGAACGCTCCGCCATGCAGATGACCGCCGTGTATTCCTGTGTCCGCATCCTGTCTGAGGCTGTCGCAGGGTTGCCACTGCACCTCTATAAATACACGGACAACGGCGGCAAGGCAATGGCGCTCGACCATCCGCTCTACCGCTTGCTCCATGATGAGCCGAACCCGGAGATGAGTTCTTTCGTGTTCCGGGAAACGCTTATGACGCACCTGCTCCTGTGGGGCAATGCCTATGCACAGATCATCCGCAACGGCAAGAATGAGATCATTGCACTGTATCCCCTCATGCCGAACAAGATGTCGGTGGACAGAGATGAAAATGGGCATTTGTATTACACCTATTACCGTGGCACGGACGAAGCCATCAAGAACAAGGAGTTCGCTGTGACGCTTCATCCCTCGGATGTACTGCATATTCCCGGCTTGGGCTTTGATGGTCTGGTGGGCTACAGTCCCATCGCTATGGCAAAGAACGCCATCGGCATGGCTATCGCCTGTGAGGAGTATGGCGCGAAATTCTTCGCCAACGGTGCTGCACCGGGCGGTGTGCTGGAACACCCCGGCACGATCAAAGACCCGCAGCGTGTGCGTGAGAGCTGGCAGTCCACCTTCGGCGGCAGCGGAAACGCAAATAAGATCGCCGTGCTGGAGGAAGGCATGAAATATACGCCCATCGGCATCTCGCCGGAGCAGGCACAGTTCCTCGAAACACGCAAATTCCAAATCAATGAAATTGCTCGAATTTTCCGAGTTCCGCCCCACATGGTCGGTGACCTGGAAAAGTCGAGCTTTTCTAATATCGAGCAGCAGTCCCTTGAGTTTGTAAAATACACCCTCGACCCCTGGGTCATCCGTTGGGAGCAGTCCATTCAACGCTCCCTGCTGAACTCCGAGGAAAAGAAGAAGTACTTTGCAAAATTCAATGTGGAAGGTCTGCTCCGTGGAGACTATCAGAGCCGCATGAACGGGTACGCCATTGGCCGTCAGAACGGCTGGATGTCTGCAAATGACATCCGGGAACTGGAAAACCTCGACCGTATCCCGGCAGAGGATGGCGGCGATTTGTACCTCATTAACGGCAATATGCTCCCGCTGAAGAATGCGGGTGCTTTTGCAGATACACCTACCGATGACGGAAAGGAGGAAGAAACCGATGAAGAAGTTCTGGAATTGGAAGAACCAGACGGAAACGAACTCGGAGACGCAGGAACAGATACAGGAAAGAACCCTGTTCCTGAACGGGACCATCGCCGAGGAAAGCTGGTTTGACGATGATGTCACCCCGCAGCTTTTCAAGGACGAGCTCATGTCCGGCAGCGGAAACATCACCGTATGGATCAATAGTCCCGGCGGAGACTGCGTGGCAGCGGCTCAAATCTACAATATGCTCATGGACTACAAGGGTGATGTGACCGTGAAAATTGACGGTATTGCCGCATCCGCAGCGTCCGTCATCGCTATGGCAGGCACGAAGGTGCTGGTATCTCCCGTGTCCATGCTCATGATCCACAACCCCATGACGGCGGCATTCGGCAATTCGGACGAGATGCAGAAAGCCATTGAAATGCTCGGCAGCGTGAAGGATTCCATCATCAACGCCTATGAGATCAAGACCGGTCTGTCCCGTGCGAAGCTCAGTCACCTCATGGATGCGGAAACCTGGATGGACGCAAACAAGGCTGTGGAACTCGGCTTTGCGGACGAAATCATGCAAAGAAGCCTGGAATCCGAAGAGGTGCCCACACCAGCCGTTTCCATGCTGTATTCCAAGGCAAATGTGGTGAATTCTCTCATGGAGAAGATCGCCGCAAAGTGCGCCATTCAACCCAAAGCCGAAACAAAACACAGAGCCGATGACCTTATGGAGCGGCTCAATCTCATTAAAAACTGGAGGTAATTTATATGACGATCAACGAACTGCGTGAAAAGCGCAACAAGGCTTGGAACGCTGCAAAGGCATTTGTGGAAACCAAGCGCGACAAGGACGGCCTTCTTTCCGAAGAGGATGCCAAGACCTATGCTCAGATGGAAAAGAAGGTGCAGGACTACGGTGCCGAGATCGAGCGCATGGAAGCCATGTCTGCAATGGAGGCGCAGCTGAACAGACCCACTTCCTCTCCCATCACCGAGAAGCCCATGAACGGCAAGTCCACCGCTGATGAGAAGCCCAAGACCGGTCGTGCTTCCGATGCCTACCGCGCCGGAATGCTTACCGCCCTTCGCAGCAACTTCCACCAGGTGAGCGATGTCCTTCGCGAGGGTGTTGACGCTGACGGCGGCTACCTCGTACCCGAGGAGTATGATTCCCGCCTTATTCAGACGCTTTCCGAGGAAAACATCATGCGAAAGCTCGGTCACACCATCACCACATCCGGTGAGCATAAAATCAACATTGCAGCGACTGCGCCTGCCGCTGCGTGGATCGAGGAAGGCGGTGCACTCTCTTTCGGTGACGCAACCTTTGCACAGATCCTTCTGGACGCGCACAAGCTCCATGTTGCCATCAAGGTGACCGAGGAACTGCTCTACGACAATGCGTTCAAGCTGGAGGATTACATTCTCACCGAGTTCGGCAAGGCACTTGCCAATGCCGAGGAGGACGCATTCCTCAACGGTACCGGTGTCGGTCAGCCCCTCGGTCTGTTTGCGGAGACCGGCGGCGGTCATGTGGCAGAAACGCTTACTGCCGCACTCAAGAGCGATGATCTCATCACCCTCATCCATGCACTGAAGCGTCCTTACCGCAAGTCTGCTTCCTTCATTATGAACGACAAGACCATCGCACAGATCCGCAAGCTGAAGGACAACAACGGTGCGTATATCTGGCAGCCTTCCTACCAGGCGGGCGAGCCCGACCGCATTCTCGGCTACACGGTTCATACCTCTGCGTATGCTCCGGAGAATGCTATCGCTTTCGGCGATTACAGCTACTACAACATCGGCGACCGCGGCACCCGTTCCTTCAAGCAGCTCAACGAACTGTTCGCGGGCAACGGCATGATCGGTTTCGTGGCTAAGGAGCGTGTGGACGGCAAGCTCATTCTCCCCGAAGCCGTTCAGATCCTCAAGCTGAAAACCGAATAAGGAAGGCGGCGGCGGTGATGGACGAGCTTCTTTCCAAAGTGAAAGCCAACCTCATACTGGAACACACGGCGGATGATGCCTTGCTAAAAAGCTACATCACCGCCGCTGTTTCTTACGCCGAAAGCTACCAGCACATCCCGGAGGGCTATTACACGGAGAACCCCATGCCGCCCACTACAGAGCAAGCCGTCATCATGCTGTCGTCCCACTTCTATGAAAGCCGAGACGGCAGCACGGGCGGCTTCTTTGCGGATAACACCGGAGCGGCGCAGCAGGTGTGGAACACGGTCAATCTGCTGCTCCGCTTGGATAGGCGGTGGCAGGTATGAGCTTCGGGAAAATGAACGGCTTTGCCGACATCGTGGAAACCCGCCAAGTCAAGGACAGCGAAGGCTTCACTCATTCCGAGGATGAAGTCCTCGCTTCCATCCGTGTGTACCGGGAAGGCCGGCACGGCAGTCAGCGTTGGGCGAACCTCGCCGCATTCAGTGAAGCAACCGACCTGTTCCGCTTTCGGAGTATTCCTGGGCTGACAATCACCACAGACCAGTTTCTCATTTGCGATGACTGTCGCTACGATATTGTGTCCGTAGAGGATGTCAAAGGCCGTGGGATGTACATCGAGGTTTTAGCGAAAAGGAGTGAACCTACCATTGGCAAAAGCTGAAATGAAAATGCCGGAGGATTTTCTTCTGAAGATTTCCAAGCTCGGCAGCAACTTTGACAGCGTGGCGGATACCGTCCTGCAGGCCGGTGGCGAGGTCGTGCTGAAAAAGGTCAAGAGCAATCTCTCCTCCGCTATTGGCAGAGGGACAAAGTTCAAATCCCGCACCACGGGCGAACTGGAAGGTGCGCTTGGCCTTTCTCCCTCCAAGCTGAACCGGGACGGTAACCACGACATCAAGGTCGGTTTCGCCGAACCTCGCTCGGACGGCGGCAGCAATGCCAAACTTGCCAACATTCTCGAATACGGCAAGCACGGTCAGCCTGCAAAGCCGTTTCTGAAGCCCGCGAAAACGGCATCCCGGCAGGAATGCATCGATGCCATGACCAAGGCACTGGATGAGGAGGTGAAAAAGCTGTGAGCCTGCTATCCGATTTGCAAACCATCGCAAAAAGTTGTGGGGTTCCCGTTGAAACGGGTGTGTTCTCCGGCAAAGCACCGGACACCTATCTGGTGATTACGCCGCTGACGGAAACCTTCGAGCTCCACGCAGACAACGCTCCGGGCTGTGAAACGCAGGAAGCACGACTGTCTCTGTATTCCAAAGGCAGCTACACCAAAGTAAAAACCGCTATCGTCCGCACCCTTCTTGGTGCGGATTTCTATATTACCGACCGCCGGTACATCGGCTTTGAGACCGAAACCGGCTATCATCACTACGCCATTGATGTGGCGCAAATCTACGATTTGGAGGAATGAATCATGGCAACGATTGGTCTTGACAGACTGTATTACGCAAAAATCACGGAGAACGACGCCGGGGAGGAAACCTACGGTACGCCGTCTCAGCTTGCGAAAGCCATCTCCGCTGACCTTTCGGTGGAACTGGCAGAGGCGACGCTCTATGCCGACGACGGTGCTTCGGAGATCGTGAAGGAATTCAAGTCCGGCACGCTCTCCCTCGGCATTGACGATATCGGCTCTGCGGCGGCATCCGACCTCACGGGTGCGACCATCGACAAAAACAAGGTGCTGATTTCCGCATCCGAGGACGGCGGTGATTCCGTGGCGGTGGGCTTTCGTGCTAAGAAGTCCAACGGCAAGTACAAGTATTACTGGCTGTACCGAGTGAAATTCGGTATCCCGGCAACAAACCTTGCCACCAAGGGCGACAGCATTACCTTTTCCACGCCGACCATTGAAGGCACCATTCTGCGCCGCAACAAGGCAGACGCAGGCGGCAAGCACCCGTGGAAAGCGGAAGCACTGGAGGGCGATGTGACCGCTGCGACTATCACGAACTGGTATAAGGAAGTATACGAGCCGACCTATACCACGACACCCGAAAAACAGGGTTAACGGAGGTAACGCACAATGGATAACGAAAGAACCGCAGTCATCACCATCGGTGATGAGGAATATACGCTGCTCCTCACGACCAAGGCTACCAAGGAGATCGCCGGTCGCTACGGCGGTCTGGAAAACCTCGGTGAGAAGCTGATGAAGTCCGAGAACTTTGAAATGGCCATCGGCGAGATCGTGTGGCTGATTACGCTTCTTGCAAATCAGAGCATCCTCGTCCACAACCTCAAGGATAAGGAACACCCCAAGGAGCTGCTCACCGAAGATGTGGTGGAGCTTCTGACCACGCCCCTCGACCTCGCCGGATACAAAACCGCCATTACGGAGGCGCTCTACAAGGGCACCAAGCGGAATGTGGAAAGCGAGAAAGACGCAAAAAACGCGCAAGTCGGGTAACGGTCTCCGATGCGGAGCTGTTTACCCGGCTTCTTTATTACGGCCTTGCCCACCTTCATCTCAGCCAGGATGAGGTGTGGCTGATGCCGTTTGGTCTGCTTTTGGACTTATGGGAGTGTCACAAGCAGTATAACGGGCAGGCTGTTCCTGCTCACGAACACTACATTGACGATATTATCCCGGACGGCATTTAAGGAGGTGACGGTACATGGCAGACAGTTTCGGACTGAAGATCGGCCTTGAGGGCGAAAAGGAATTCAAAAAAGCACTGGCGGACATTAACCAGTCCTTCAAGGTGCTCGGCTCCGAAATGAAGCTCGCCACCTCTCAGTTCGATAAGAACGATAAATCCGTGGAGGCTCTCGCCGCACGGAATAAGGTGCTGCGAAAAGAGATCGACGAGCAGACAACAAAAATCGACACCCTTCGCAAGGCTCTGCAGAATGCCGCCACCTCCTTTGGAGAGAACGACCGCCGCACCCAGAACTGGCAGATCCAGCTCAACAATGCCGAAGCCGCCCTCAACGACATGAACCGTGAGCTGGACGAGAACGAGAAAGCCATCAAGGAGGGCGGCAAGGCTGCGGAGGAATCTGGCAGTAAGTTTGAAGGCTTCGGCAAGGTTCTTAAAACCGTAGGTGTGGCACTCGGTGCCGTGGCTGTTGCCGCAGGTGCCGCCGCCGTGAAGCTCGGCAAAGAGGTCATTGCCGCCTATGCGGACTATGAGCAGCTGGTCGGCGGTGTTGACACCCTGTTCAAGGACTCCTCGCAGGAGATCCAGCGGTACGCCGCCAACGCATACAAAACGGCAGGACTTTCTGCCAACGAGTACATGGAGACGGTCACGGGCTTTTCCGCAAGCCTCATCCAGTCCCTCGGCGGCGATACCGAGAAAGCCGCAAAGTATGCGGATATGGCAATCACGGATATGTCCGACAACGCCAATAAGATGGGCACGGATATGTCCTCCATTCAGAATGCCTATCAGGGTTTTGCCAAGCAGAACTACACGATGCTCGACAACCTCAAACTCGGCTACGGCGGCACAAAGCAGGAAATGGAGCGACTGCTCGCCGATGCGGAGAAGATATCCGGCGTCAAGTACGACATATCCTCCTACGCAGATGTGGTGGAAGCCATTCATGTCATGCAGGAGAGCATGGACATTGCAGGAACGACCGCCAAGGAAGCGGAAGCCACCATTTCCGGCTCTGTCAATGCACTGAAATCCGCCGTGTCGAACCTCATCGTAGGCTTTGGTGATGCGGACGCTGACATGGAGCTGCTGTGCAACAACATGGTGGATGCCTTCAAGACCGTGGTGGCGAACATCACCCCGGTTATTGAGAACATCGTGGCGGCTCTGCCCACGGCGCTGGATGCTCTGCTGACGGCTGTGGGTGAACTGCTGCCCACACTGCTGGAAGCAGTCACCGAACTGTTCTCGCAGGTGCTGGAAACGCTTCTGTCCCTGCTTCCGCAGCTTATCCCGGCGGCGGTGTCTGCGCTCATGACCATCGTGAATACGCTGATCGAAAATCTGCCCCTGCTCATTGATGCGGCAGTTCAGTTGGTGTCCACGCTGGTGACAGGTATTGCGGATGCACTGCCTACGCTCATCCCGGCAGCGGTGCAGGCTATCGTCACCATCGTGCAAGGTCTGGTGGACAGTCTGCCGATGCTCTTGGATGCAGCCTTACAGCTTATCACGGGATTGGCGCAAGGGCTTCTGGACGCAATACCCGTGTTGATCGCCGCTCTGCCGGAAATCATCAACGGCATCATTACCTTTCTGCTGGACTCCATCCCGCAGATTATCGAAACAGGCATTCAGCTTCTGACCTCGCTTGTTGCCGCATTGCCGGATATCATTATGGCAATCGTGGAAGCTATCCCGAAAATCATTGACGGCATTATCAATGCTGTGCTTAACGCCATTCCACAAATCATCCAAGCGGGCATCGACCTGCTGATTTCTCTCATTCAAGCCCTGCCGCAGATCATCACGACCATCGTGCAGGCCATTCCGCAGATCATCTCCGGCATTGTCAATGCGCTGGTCGGAAACATCGATAAAATCATCATGGCAGGCGTTCAGTTGTTCGTTGCCCTGATTGAAAACCTGCCGACCATCATCGTGGAGATCGTCAAGGCTGTGCCGCAGATCATTGCGGGCATCGTGAAAGCCTTCGGCTCTCTGATGTATAAGATCGTAGAAATCGGCGGCAATATCGTAAAAGGCCTGTGGGACGGTATTACCCAGCTTGCCTCGTGGCTGTGGGACAAGGTATCCGGGTGGATCTCCTCCATCTGGGACGGTATCTGCGATTTCTTCGGTATCCACTCGCCCTCAAAGGAAATGGCATGGGTCGGTGAAATGCTGGTCAAGGGTCTTGCAGGCTCCATTGACGACAACGGCGATGAAGCGGTCAAAGCCGCCGAAGGTATGGCCGAGGACATCAACGGCGTCATGGGTGACCTTGCCCACGATATGCAGACGGCTCTGCCCACCGACTTTGACGTGAACGGGTCGATCCGTTCTGCGGTGGACGGCGTGGTCGGTAAGGCGGCATCCGCTTTCACCATTGCCCTGAATATCACGAATTTCAACAATTACAGCAGTGAGGATATCCGTCAGCTCACCAACGAAGTCATGGAAACGGCGAATCAGTTCGCCCAGCGGAAAGGAGTGGTATTCGCATGACCTCTTTTACCTACAACGGAAAATGCTCTGCCGATTTCGGTCTGCATATTGAGAAGAAGGATGTGTTTTCCGCACCGGAATACGCTGCGGAGTTCATCTCTATTCCCGGTCGGAGCGGCGACATCATCAATCCGAACCGCCGCTTTGCCAACATCAAAGTGACCTACACGGTGTTCCTCGCACGGAAGAACGTAGCCGCCCTTGCCGCCGTCCTGCGGGACATCAAGGGCTGGCTGTATTCCGAGCCGGACAGATACCATGAGCTTACTGACTCCTACGATGCGGAGTATTTCCGCTACGGCGTCATCTCCGGCAGTCTGGACATTGAGGAACAGCTGAACAAGGTCGGCAGCTTTACCGTGACCTTCAACTGCAAGCCTTATAAATATAGCTTTGCGGGGCAGAAAACCGTGGCAGCAGACTCTTCTGAACTGATGATTACCAATCCGACGGCGTTTGAGAGCCGACCGTATATGAAAATCTATGGTAGCGGTCTGATTCGGCTCATGGTTCAGCCGGAAGGCGAAGGTGCGAGCCTGTGGACGATTTCAGAGGTCGATGAGTGCATCGAAATCGACAGCGAACTCATGAATTGCTTTAAGGATACCACCCTCAAAAACGATACCGTTACCGGCGACGGCTTTCCTATGCTCAAGCCGGGAACGACCACCATCGCCTGTGCAGGAAATGTGCAGCGGATCGAGGTCATTCCGAGGTGGTGCTGTTTGTAAGGTCGTTCCCGATTGTAAGCGGTAGAAAAACTCAAAAAGACATGGGGTCTAATGCTTTTAAAAAGAACGAAAAAACGGAATTTACCTCTATTCAAACATACAAGCTCTTGACAATAAAGCTCCTATATAGTATGATTTTATAAACTACTATATAGGAGCTTTTGCATGAAAACAAATGGCGGGTTTCTTGTCACCAAAATAAAACAACTTGGAGACCGGATTTTTGAGAAGATTCTCAGCGAAAAGAATATTGATGCGTTCAATGGAGCCCAGGGGCGCATTCTTTATGTGCTGTGGCAGGAGGATGGAATCTCAATCAGGTCGCTCTCGGTCAAATGCGGATTAGCGATAACATCTCTTACGACGATGCTGGAAAGAATGGAACATCAA